TTAGGGATTAGCCTTGTACGCCAGCGTCCGCACTTATATCTAGTGTGACTCCACTAACATAATATTTATTACCATCACAAATAAATTCATAATGGGTTCCACCTTTAGCCTCTCCGTTAATCTCAAGGTAGTCAGCATTTTCATCTTGTAAATATTGCCCCGCATCTGCCTGGGCTTCGCCAACCAGGATGATTATTAAGTCAGCAACAAAAGTTGATGCCCCGGCTGCCCTAATCTTAATAAGGCAATTGTCGCTCCCAGCATCCAAAACTGTGGTTTTAACGATAAATTTGCACCACCAGCCAGCACCAGCTTCAGATGGGTGCGGAAGGGAGTGCACCATGGTTTCACTGTAATCAGTACCATCCAACATGAAAATAGTTCCACACGCTCCGGGTTGAATCTCTGTAGCGGTGGTTGTTAAGGCGGTAATCTTCTTTCTATCCGCAGAATATCTTCCTAGTTTTGACATGTTCTTTTTCTCCTTTGTATAAAAGGCACTTCTGTCGCCTTATCATATTCGTCACTATAAATAGTATCTTCATTCGCAAAAATCTAATATTAAATAAAAAAACCCCGCCTTAATTTCTTAAGGCGAGGCTTAATGTTATTTAGCTGTTAACTAATCAGGGATTAGCTTGCGCCAGACTCACCAAGGAGTCCGCGTACAACAACCAGACCATACATATCAGGTCGGACCATCTTCTTAGCGTAACGAGTCATGACACCCTTACGTGGTACGAAGTCTTCCGTACCAAAGATAGTGGGAGTAACCTGCAGCGGTACATAAGGAGCGTAGACATAGCCACTCTCCAAGAAGCTGCCGCCTTTACGGCCAACCAAAACAAGGTTACGCGGGAAGTATGGATCAACAAATACATCCCACTTCTTGCTGAGATTACCAGCTTTAACAGCACCTACAGTACCCTTGTCATCGTCATGGGTAATGTTAGCGCGGAATCCGCTAGTAAACTCAAGAATATTCGCAACCTCGGGGCTAGTCACAAGGAACGTAGCTCCACCGCGAAGAGTCTTACGGTGAATCTGTGCGGAGACATCATTAAGAGTCTCTACAAGAGTCTCGTACCACTCGGAAACCGTTCCGGTAAAGTCCGGAGCAGCTGCGGTTGCACCAAGCTCAGTGCCCAATGTGCGGTGCACAAATAGACCAGGCGAACGAGACCAGTAATACGTACCAGCAGTTGCACCTTCAATGAGATCGTTAAGAATTTCACGATCAATTTCAAGAGCAATGTGCTCAGAAAGAATTGATGTAAGCTCAACTTCTGCATCAAGGTTGTGATACGCATTGAGATCTTGACCGAGTTCCGGCGACCACTTGGCTTTGAGCTTTTTGGTGATTGCCGTTACAGCGATTGAATCGACTTTGATGTCAATTTCTGCAATCTCATTTTTATTGTTATCATCACCAAAGTTACCTGTGCCAACCTGCGGCTCTTCAAGCGACCAATCAGCTGTACCAACAACAGCGCCGATGGCGCCATCCGCGTTGCCGAAAGCATCTGCTTTTGGGTATTGAATAGTTGGAGTGTCACTTGCTGCAGCAGCAACATCATTGCTAGTGGTATCCATGAAAACACAAGTAACGGTATCTCCAGAAATAGTAGTCAATCTCCGAATATGTTCGTCCTCGGCTCCCAGAGTGCGGAAGTTGATGGCTTTAACCATATTTTTATTCAAATCGCTTGGTGCAGTAAAAGACAACAGGATTACGTCAGCCGTAGTATCAGCCAACAAATCCGGATCGTACTGGACATCCTTCTTTTGCGCCTCAGTAAAAGCACTAACCAAGTGACCACCGGCAGACCAATTGGTCACAGCTGCAAGAGCTGTAGTGCTTTTATCTGTACCCAATACGGCAGAACCAGTCGGTGAAGAATAAGCATTGGCAAGGTTATAAAAACCACCACCCTTTTCTTCGAGTGACGCAACACCACCAGTCAATTCCGCGCCAACGACGTTACCGCCATAAACTGATGTTTCTTGTAAGCTGTTATCGATACCGGTCGTCGTCCCGTACGCATCCAACTCATAGGTAAAGTCCAGGAAAAAGATCAGACCAGAGGGCAAACTCATGGGCTGAACACTAACGAGATCGTTAGCAACTAGTCCACCGAAAACACGGCGAACGATTGGGAATGCGACGGCTGCAAAACCCTCGACATCTCCAGCGGCCATTGAACTGGCCTCACGTAGTAACTCTTTGGCTTGGTTTTCAAGCAGTCGAGCCATTGTAGAACGATTGTTACCGTTTAGTCCTTCAAGAAGACCAGTTTTATCCCATTTGGATACAACTGCCTCGCCTTCTTTTCGGAGATCGCGACTAACAAGTCCCTCGGTTAATTTTTCTAAAACAGACATTTTTAAAACCTCCTTATAAAATTCATTACTTAATACCTGCTAATTTTTGCATCCTATCCACAAGAGATGGATCGGAGTGCCCTTTTTCCTCACGTTTGCGAGGTAAAAATGCCGAAGAACGCTTATTAATTGCTTCGTTCAGTGATTTTGGAGCAGTCTTATTAGATCTTGCACCAGCCACTGCACTTTGAAGAGTTTCAAAAATAGTTTTTGCTTCTTCAACGGTACCGGATCTTTGAATAGCTTCGACAATTTTATCTTTCTGTCGCTCATTCAGGGAGTCGCTAATTAAAGTACGGTTTGTATAATGTAAGTGTGCATTTCGCACATTTACCTCGTTAAGCTTCTCTTGCGTCTTAACGAGTAATTCTCTAAATTTTTCATTTTGTTCGTTTAGTTGCGTAGCTCCTTGATGAAGTTGCGCGTAGTTATGTTCGTATGTTTGATGTGATTCATAAAGTTGTGCATAATTATATTCATATGCTCGTAAATGTTCTTGTAATGTGTTGATTGCTTCTATGTATTGTTCTTCTTCTAGTTCTACATCTTCTTCTAGTTCTACATCTTCTTCTTCATACAAGTCTTCTTCTTCATACAAGTCTTCTTCTAGCTCTGCGTCTCCGCAATTTTCACCCAAAATATCAGCAATGACAGACTCTTGAATTGTAATCACTTCTTCATCTTCTGCTGCTGTAGCTACATCACCACCAGTAACTTCTTCAGCTACTAGTTCATGTACTTGTTTTTCTTCAGGGTTTAAATCATCCATTTTCATCTCCGCTACTAATTCTACTAAATCAATCCTGACTTCGCGCGCTGGTCCTTTTGTATATGTAGCACCTAGTTCTTTTGCAACGTTTGAGGCCAGGTCTAGACCGCCGGGAGATTTCTCTGTACCAATTTCCGGAGCGGGCATGGGCATGCCACCCATCCCCATCATACCATCTTGCTCTAGAAGCTGATCGACAGCTTTTTTAATATCATTAGAATATTTTTCAACGATTGCGGCTTCTGCATTTTTAATTGCAACTTCTTTTAAAGCTTCCGCATCAATAATAACTTGATCAAGCATATTAGACATTAGTACTCTCCTTAAACACTTTTTCATAATAAGTAGTCCTCAAAATCAATAAAATCCCTATAATTGTTTTAAAAGATACTCAAGTACCAAGAACTTTTGATATATCTGCACTAGCCACATCCAATACCTTGCCTAAACTTCCCGCTACAACTCCTATTACTATATTTGCATAACCAGCCGCACCTTCAAAAGCGCCCATATCTGGCGGATCAGCACGAACAGCGCCACTTAAATCAACCAATGTAAAGTTGAAATAACTTAGGGCGGATCCAGCATTTAAAGCTGGTGAGCCGGAAGCCAATGTCCAATCCGCATATATGGAATCAATATCAGGAGAATTAAACAACGTCACTGTTTGGCTTTGCCCGTAACGCAATTCTGTAGAATCAAACGAAGCGCTGGTACCATCAGATGTTCGTCTTACGCCATCTGTAACATTTTGAGAAGTATAACCAGCATAAAAATTATCATTTGCAACATCTGCATTGATCCAACTTGTTCTTATACCAGTGCTTGGCAAACTTGAACTTACAATATTGTTTTGTGCCAAATCAGTTGTTATTCCGAATAAGCTGTCTGTGTGTAAAGCTTTGTTAACCTTAGCGATCAAAGTGTTAAAGGACGCTGTCGCTTGTGAGGTGTTTCCATTGCGAATATATATTGCCTTTGTGGGTGCGCTACTAGCAGAGCCACTGACCACAACTAAACAATTGTTAACTAATATATGACCCGGATTGTAACTTGTCGCTGTTGATATTCCCGAAACATCATCAGCGGTTAAGTGAACCTTGCAACTATCAATCACTGTCAAGCCGCCCGTATTTCCTCTATCTCCAAAATTAGTTATGCCAGCTTGATTATTGCCGTATATGGTCACCCCTCTAACGTCAGATGGTCGATAATTTGCTTTAATTACACCATATCCACGATTTGCCTGTGTGCCATAGTCTGTAATAGTTACGTTGTGTATACCGGATCCAGATCCCCATAGGATAAAAGCG